TACCCGATAGGAATACATGGTTCTCAAACACGTCTACCAGAGACGGGCGGTCTAACGCTTGATTTCCACCAGCAGTATTGTTGCTTGCGTCATAACCGCCGCTGTGAGATGATTTAATTTCTTTCCAATTTGTGCCATTGTAAGCAATTGCTGGATTAACACCATCGACAAAGATAATCGTATTGCCGCTACCGAAATTAAACTGGACGTGTCGCAATTTATCTACGGTTAAACCACTGGCAGTCATAGGTCTTGTCACCGAGTGGTCGAGGGTAAATTTTCTCCAGCCGATAAAAGCCGTATAGTAATAAAATGAATAAGTGGTTGCTGAAGCGTCCTGTCGGGCTGCGATAATTGTGTTAGCCCCCGTCACATCGTTTTTGAAAATAGCAATGCCAAGGACTTTGCCTTGGCCTGTGGTACTGCCAGCGACTGTTACTTCGCCATAATCTGCATCGTATTTCGAGAAGCCTTCGATACGACGATAGCCGCCAAATAAACTTGGCTCGTAGTTCACTAATCTAGTAGCCTCGCCGGGAAAATTCTCTGATAAGTCTAGGTGGTTTTCATTGGAATTTAATCCACCGCTACAAATCAGTTTGTATGACTGAATCTCATCGGGCATCAGAATTTAACCCGAGTGTCTCGGACATATTCAAAGTTATTTATGAACAGCGTCTGCAGGTCTTTAAGACCTTTTTCAAAAGCAATGAATGATGCTTGGGCCATATCGATATTATCTTTGAACATGTAAAGCTGATACATTGCGCCATCGACCAAGACGCTATCAAAACTATCTGGAATGCGTGTTTCATCCGTAGCAGCACTAATTGCTGAGTAATTTAAATAATACCGAAATTTTATAACATAGGCTTGGTTAGGAGATGGCGTTACGCCGTACCCATTCCCATGAGAGGGAAAGACGTGCGTTGGTACACCCCGGCCATCACTTCCAGAATTTTGATCTGCATCACGATGATTTTTGTAATATTCATCGCGGTCCATATATTTCAAAGTAGTAAAATTAACGCCCTGACTATCCGATTTTTGGATCTGAAAACTATTCCAATCGGTAGATTTATAGAATGTGGGCCAAGAGTATTCTTCGACGCCAACACTAAGCGTGTCAGTTTCTTCTGATGCGTTGAAAGGCCACTCAAACTCAGCCTGATTTATTTTAGCCACTGCTGTTATAACAGCGTCCTTGGTTAAGGCTTGTACTCCTCGACAAGTCGCAAACTCAGCCTCAACGATTTCAACCTCGTTAAGGCGTCTTAAAACCTGATTGCAGAGTGAAATGTAGTTGCTGGGCATGTCAGACTTTCAGAAATGGCAATGGGGCCAGCGGTTAGACCAGCCCCAAAGTATTTAAGCTAGGTAGTCACGATCAGCTGAAGCAGCTATCATGTCGTGGGCACCCATGTCGGACACATCCATTAGGATGGCCCAAAAACGGAGCTTGCCACTTGTGACATCTGTCTCTGTTGCAAATTTAACATCGATAGTGTCATCTGAGGATATTACCTGCACTTGGGCAGCTTCGGTGGCTGGTGTAGTACCATAAGCGCCTACGGCACCTCCGACACAATCCAAACCATCGACAAAGACATCGACAGCCGCTGGAGATGCTCCAGTAAAGCCCATATCTAAAGTACAAGTACCATCGAGCTGGGTCATGATCTCAATACCCGCTGAAAGAATGACTGTTCCTGCTGGAACATTCAAAACTTCCATTGTGTCGTTAGCAGCAAAGTCGCTGCCTTTGAGAACAATTGCAGCTGCAATGTCGATAGTGTTTTGCACCATGTACGGAGAACGCCCCCGTGCGCTGTTGCCTTGTGCAGCGTGATCTGCAGTTGCTAAATTAGCCATTGTAAATCTCCCTTATGCTGCGTTGTATTTGGCGGTTACGATTGCTTCTGGACGAAGAATCTTCCTACCATAGAGGTGGAGACCCCGAACGAGGTCCGCGAAGCTGTCTGGATCGCGATAAGTTTCGGTCTTGGACAGCTGCTCAGCTGTTGCTACAGCACTGTCGTGACCCGCAACTATAACCCCGAAGTTGGTATTCTGGTTCGCAGATCCAGATGTTCCTGCGCCAGTACCGACTGCCGGAAGGTTGCTAGAAGAATAGACACGGAAACCGTGGAAATTCTTAATCGTCAGACCATTGCGTAGACCGCCGCTTTCACCAAAATCCCCATTCATGAATCGGGAATCTTCATCGGCCATGATTTCTAAAAACACCGGGTCAACACAAAGCCAGCGGCCTTGGGTGTCGACTTGCTGTTGATCTAGCAGACGCTTCATACGCGCAACAATCATTGCTGGTGATGCTGTCGCGGTAGGAAGTGCGGTAGCACCGGGCAACCGAGCTGCCAGTGGGATCGAATGATCGCCAGCGGAGCTTGTTGTAATGTTGCCGAAGTCACTTTTCTTGAGCTGCATACTTGCAAGCAACTCATTCGAGCCAGCTGTTGTGACAGCTTTATCACCGTTCACCGTGGTATTCAGTGCGCTTGCTACTTCATGGTTTGCTGCTTGCTTATAACCAGCCAAATAACCCAGAACTTCTTGGTCGTAATTATCTGCCAAACGATAAGCCGCACGATCCGTCGCAAGTGAAATAAAATTCACATGTGACATATTTTCTTCTAAATCGTCCATCTTAAAAGCATAGTAGTTTGCTTTGTCGATGACTAAAGAAAAGTCTGTATCATCAAGGTCTTGTGCGTTTACTGTGGTTCCACGCTTATACTCAGAGACCGAAATTTCAGGCTCTTTTATTATGCGAACTGTGTCACCTTGACTATTTATCTCACCGAAAAAATCACTGTTGGTGATGTCACCAACAACGGTACTTTTTCTGAAGGCAGATTGTACTTTTTTTGAGTAGATTACGCTACTGAACGCGCCGTTGGGCAGGTTGCCGTGCCCTGTTGCTGAACTAAATGCCATTTGGATTCTCCTTTGAAATGGCAGGGCGCTAAGCGCCCAAACAATTTCCGAAGAGGACAATCGAGTGGCAGTACTTAAGGCTGGGTTGCGTGAGAACACGGGCCAGAGTTGTACTGGTGGACTATTTGTCTGATTCTTTGGAATGGATAAAACGAGAGGTAGGCTTATAGCGGCTCTGGTTTTATAACTAAGGTAATGTTATTACCTCATAAGATAGAATTACTATACCATAAGTTGGTATTAATAGCAATACCTATCGAGCGCCCCCGGACATGTCATAGACAAAATTCCCGGATTGCATTGCTTTAAGGATGTCTTCTTCATGCTTATTAAATTCAGCATTAGACATCTTATCTATTTGGCTTTCGCTCCACTGTGCTTTTCCCCTAGAGGGAGAGGCATTAACGCTCTTGCCTACGGCCCGAGCTGCAGAGTTACTCGACTTGCGTCCGCCAGTGTCAGCCTTGTACAAATCAATGGCACGGGATGCCGCTCTGGCATCGGTGTTGTTCTTATACAGGCTGTCGATAATATTTTGGGGTTGCAGCGCTACCCAATCATGAAATGCTGGGTCTTGGCGGATCTGAGCAAAGTCGGGGTGATGCTGCATTAAAACTTGTTCAGCTTCTTTAACGACAAGTTTTGTTTCGAATTTACGCAGACCCTCCATGCGTTTAACGCCTTGTTCTAAGGCCTCATTGGCTCTTTTCTGAGCAATCGAGTCCACGATCTTAGCTACATCTGGATACCGCTTTGACCAGTTATCAATCTCTTCATCAGTTTTAGGAAACTTAATCTGTCCCCGAGCTGCTGTTTCCAGCTGCTCTTTCATCTGAGCTATTTTCTGGTCTTTTTGCTGCATAAGCTGATGAGAATGACGCCGTAAGTCTCCATAGCGCTTTTTAAACGCTGCATCTTCCGCGTCCACAGGCTCTGGGCCTGTTTCCGCTACCGCTTGCTGTTTCTGCATCTCTTCAGCATACGTTAATTCATCATCCTGCTGGATGTCATTTCTTCTATATTTAGCCATGATTTTCCTTTGGGGGCCGCATATGCGGGTAGCCCTTTAACTACATTATGAAGGCCACTGCTGGGTTCTTCTTAATGCCGAACGATCCAGTAGACTTACCGTATTTGTTTTCTTTATAGTCTTCGGTTTCATTTACTTCGGGTTCTATTAAGGTAGTTTCTACTCCTGCCACCTCAATTTCGTTTCCTTCTGGTGTTTCGAGCGTTTCTTTTTCTTCTTGCTCTGAATTACTTGCATCCGAAACTTCGGCGTCCGCAACGCCTTCGCTATCGGGTTCCTCTTGCGTATCACTTTCAACCTCTTGGATTAGCCCGGACATCTGCATAGACATCAGACCCATTTCTGCCTCGCACTGCATCATCTGAATGTGCTTAAGACCGTGCCATTTTACGACATGCGCCGGGAGTACATATTCGTCAGTGCTGATTTTGGCATCGATATCATCTCGGACGTTTTCTGCACTCGAGCCAAGCGGTATAGGATTGCCTGATACAGGATCATAATTGGACATAAGCCCCTCACCATATCCACCCATCATAGCCATGCCGCCATGACCCATTTTAACTTTTTCGTCCTGCTCTGGATCGTCCGCCATTGCCTGTTGGATAGCCATGCCTACAGTTTCTTCGTACTTGCTAAGCTTACCGTCTTTATTCTTGTCGGCTTTCTTGCGGTCTAATTGTGTTTTATTTTTGGCCATATCTTCGCCCTCTTCTGTTGTTATGCCTCTACGGGCGGTTGCAAGACCGCCCAGCGCCATCCTGACCATCAATTATCTCCTTCAGGTTTTTTTTGCGAAGGCCTAAACATAGGCTCTATCTCAGGAACCGTTGGTTCGATCATGCGTGAATCTACTGAGTTTATAAAAGCAACCGGGTTTACTTGAATCTCGTCTACGTGCTCTGGGAATTGTTCTGCTAGATAGTAAGCAAGGGTTCGCATATCACTTTTAAATGCATCAGCAGCTGCCAGATCCGCATCTTGCTCGCTGACCCCTTTTTCTATCAGATCTTTGTAATATTTTTTAGCGTTAACCTCACTGGCTTGAGGCATCAAATGGAAATAATCTTCTCTAAAGTTTCTTATCCAAAAACGGTCTGAATTTGTAAATATAGGTTTAGTAACAGAGCTTGTGTCCTTTAGTTCCCGAGATAAATCAGTGCTTTCGTTATCTAGCTCTCTAATATTTTTAATGTTGCCTTTCTTATCTGAAAGAATAATCCCATCAAAACCTTGCTCTTTAGCTTCAAACTCTATCTCCCACCGTTTCGGGCTCGCTTTTTCAATTCCTAATTTGACCGCTGCTTGGCGGATAGACGTTGCTTCCAGAGGTTTATTAAAAGCAAGGGTCCGCTTAAATAATTTACCCTCAATATTTTCTGGTCGATTGCCGTAGTATTCTACAGGGTCTGTGTAGAGGTCCTCTGCACTAGCTCCCCGGGAGTCTATCATGTCATATCGAGAATCGTAGTAAACGTCTAAGGTCTTAGGCCCGGCAGAGGCGCTAAGAGGAACAATAGTATTTCCTCCATCAGAGGGGCCCGAGTTCATCGCACCAGCATCCATCTGGGAATCAACTGGGTCTACTGGTGGCCAAGGAGGAAAGCCTAGCTGCTCTCTTGTCAGCACTGTGCCGTCTGTACTTTTTCGCTGCCAAGTCGGCATTATCTGGGTGTCGATTAAGTCAGCAGAATTAGGGAGAGTGGCAGCTAAACCATTTTCCTCAATGTAAGTTAAAGCGGCTTTCAATCGCTCCTCGGTATAGAACGCTTCGTTTGCCTTTTTTTGAGTTTTATTAAGAAAGTCTTTGCTGTTGGGATCTGGGGATCCATCTATCAGCTCACCTTGGATTGCCTTAAGGGTTGCTCCATTTGGGAAATACTCAATAAACCTTAAAATGTCCCCGGCAACATACCCAACAGGATCCTTTAGTCGTAGATCTGCATCGTTTAGATTTTCTGTGGCAAAGTAATTTTTATCCATGACACTTATAATTGTCTGTGGATCAGGTTCTGCGTCTAAAGAAGGCTTAGTGGCAGGGGGCTCTGGTGTCTCGACAGGGCGTGGCGGTGGGGTGGTATCTATAGAATAATCTTCGGGGTATGCGTTTGTTCCCACGCGGAACATCATATTTTCTTCTACATCGAGATCCTCTAAAGGAAATCTTTCTCTAAGTTGCTCTGTACTTAAATTACGTCGAGCGGTGGTTAAGCGAGCTAAAGCTTCCCCGGCTATGTGAGAATATGCCGCATATCTTTCATTTTCATTTGTAGGGTTTTTGCTTTCTGATTTTGGAAAAAGACGGTCCCTGTCCCGATCTACTGCCGGGGTTACTGCCGGGTTGGACAAACGACCCGCCCTAGAAACCATTATCCGATCAAAGACTTCAGTGCTGTCTAAAATGTCTGAATCATTTAACATCTCAGTTGCAAGTGCATCAGCATCCGCGTCAGATAAAGATGGGAACGAGGCTTGGACTTTTTCTATGTATGATGTTCTTGCCTTTTTGACTTCCTCTAATATTTGATCATTATCTAAATTTGGGTCTCGTCCAAGTACGTCTACTTTCCTCCTTAAATTCAGTATGGAAACAAAGGCACTACCCGTATTTCTCTGGTCACCTTTTTGCTTATACTGTTTAAGTAGGGCCTTAGTTTTTTTCCAGCCATCTTGCATGGCCAGCTCTTTCATAGCATCTCTTACTGCTTGATTTGCTGGCTCTTTGCTAGCAGCCTGCGCTGCGTCTTGTGTGCCCCCGCGACCCGATTTAAAGCTGAGCGCTTCCTGCACCAAATGCTGGGTTTCGTGCAGCATAATTCCCCAAGTTAAATCAGCGTAGAACTGGTCCTTACTTATCTTTCCTGTGTTAAGCTGCTCTAAAAGTTCTTTATCGGCGTTTCCAATTTTGAAAAACCCGAGATCTTTTACCAACGCCTCTGGGCCAGAGTTTTCGCCTTTTTCTCTTATTGCCCCCGGGAACGTATTTACTTTGCTTAGTCCTTTGGGCGGTGTCCCACCGTATTTTACGCCGTAATACCCTGTTCTCTTGCCTTTAATTTGGGCGGTCTGATCCATTGTCCCGGGCGGCAAAGCAGCGGCTAGATCGTCTGTATTAACAAGTACCTCAGATAAAATACCCTTATCTTTGGCCGGGGTCTCTGGATTAACCTCTTTAAGGACCGTCTCAGTGCCTACAGGAGCGTTTGCTTCCGCTGCATATTTAGCGTTGACTTGCTTGGCTGCAGCTTGAAATTCGTCTTGGGTTATATTGCCGTTTATAAACTCTAAATTTAAGTCGTTTATATCTGCAAGCGCTGAGAGGCGGATTAACTCAAGGCCATCTTTACCCCGACCAATCGGAACCTCAACTTCTTCCAACGTAGCCAACGGTTTTTTATACTGCTGTAGGAGCTTTATGTTGGTGTCTTTGTCGCTGATCTCGTACAACCACTCATCAGCAAATCTAAACCAGCCCGTGTCTTTGTAGATTGCCTCCCGATTAACTCCGTTAGATTCAGCTATTTTAGCTCTGTCTAACGCTGCTGTATCAGCGTTATTAGAGTTAACATTTAGAAACATCCCTGTGGTAAAAGCAGAGCCATCTAGCTCTGGATCAGGAAATGCTTTTTGGGCTGCTTTTGCGCCCAAGCCTACGCCTGTAGCTGTTTCAAGAACCTCTAAGAGACTAGCGTCCCCAGAAGCCAGACGGTCAAAGGTATCTATAGTTTCTGTGACTACGGCTTTGCCAAAGTCTTTCACTTGCTGGCCAGTTGGTAGGAAAGGATCTTGAGCGTATTCCACTACGGCGTCTTTCGCCGCCACAGCCGTGTCCGTTAGTATTTCTCTATCTGTGCGGGGATCCGTATCAGGTTCAGTTACATAACTTTTCCCGGTCATGCTGTCGCTATAGACAGGACCAGCTAAGCTATTAGCGCTTGCTACAGGGTCAAATTCAGAGGTCAGAAACCCAAGGGGATCCGCTGCACCGCCGAACCTTTGCCGCCCAGCGCTTTGTGTAGCCTCGAGGTCATCATCGTCTCTGCGAAAAAACCCTAATACGCTGTCTAGTGCAGACATTATTTAGCCCCTGCTATGCATTCATCTCTAAGCGTCTTTATGCGGCGTAATTCTTTGATAGCGCCCTGCATCTCCAACACCCGGAAGTGGTCTTTTTCGACTTCTAGGAGCATCTGGTATTGGGAGATACGTGCAGCTGCGTACTCTTGCAGCATTCTCATCATCTCTTTGTCGTTCACCATTAAAAGCAGTGAACGGTAGAAGGATTTATCCATAGATTACATCATCTGTTGGGGCGCTGCTTGGGTAGCTGCGGGTTGCCCTCCATTGTCCCCTCCACCAGCTCCTGTGAAGCCATCTGCTCCGGGCTCTGGGGCTGCTCCGGGGGCTATATTACCGCCGCCTGTGCCTGTGGGATCAGAAGGATTTGGAGGACCGCCTTCGGGCCCTTGAGGGGCCGGGGGCTGCTCTGGCATGAGGGCTTGTATTTCGGCCATCATTTTAGCTTGCATGACCGCCTCACGTTGGTCGTAGAGGATCTTATCCTCATCGATATCCATTGAAGCTGCCAACTCTCTAAGAATGTATGAGTAGTTAACAAATGGGGCCATCTGTTGATTGGCGGACATCTGTAGAAACTGAAGCAATCTTTGGCTACGGATCTCGTTTCGCATCAGGCTTTCGGTGCCCTGTGCAATCACTTCTAGATCACCCTTTACATACTCTTCATCGAAATTGAATTGCATGTTGAACGCAAATAAGCTTTTGCCTAATGGCGCTAGTAAGTAATCGTCCACATTACGCACAACGGCCTTAATAGCGCTTTGTGCAGCACCCATAAGCATAGACATACCAGAGGCAGTTCTACCTACGCTCATTATGCCTGTGGCCCCGTGGCTGTAGCTAGGTATGCCTGTAGCCTCATCCGCAAGCTGTCGGCTCTTGTCGAACATCATCATAAGCTCTTGAGAAACATTGGGGAATTTGGTTCCGAAAATCGCCTGACCGGGTGCCCCTGCTTGTCTGCGAAACACCTTGCCGGGGTACACGCTCAAGTCTTGCCCGGGCACAAGATTAGTCTCGTCTATTTCAATTAGTAGGTTACCTGAGAGTGCTCCATTATCCACCGCGAGCCGATAGAAACCATTCATGAGCAGTTGTGTGTCCGACATGTTTTCGGCTACGCCGATACCAAAGAAGCTATATGGATTGAGCTCGTAAGGCACCGCCATGAATGGAATACGGGCTGGGGTAAACGGATTAAGAACCAGCCGTAGGATCTGCCCATTGCAGACCCATGCATTCACTTGTAGCTCATCTAGATCTTTAAGAGATTTCGGGATATCAATATCAGCTTGCTCTGCCAACTCGGCATCGATAACGCCCCAGTACTCTAACACCTGATAACGATCTATGGAGCTATCCATTTCGCTTTCATCAAGCGTATCTTCCCAATATTCGCGGACGTAATCCGGGCCCATGTCCACGCAAAGCTCTATGCTTTCTTCGCGGAAGTGTGGACGTTTTTTCAGCGCTCTTAGCTGGGTGCGGCTGAGCCTGTGCCGCTGAATAACATATTCCGCTTCGCTCATATTTCGGCTAGCAGGATCTGGATAAAAATCCCAGATAGAAACGTATTCTACCCGAGGCACTGTCTCAAACAGCGGGTCATACTTGCCCTTCTCATCCCAGCGGGGGAACTCTTTGTCTGTAAGAAACGGACCCTTAAGAACGCCTGTGCCAAACAAGCACGCCTCGAAGGCTACTGACCGTAGGTGCTTAGACGCTTCGCTTTCCTCGAGCTGATCGTGCATCTTCTTTTCTAGAAGCTGTGCAGCTCTTTTAGCTGGCTCATAAGTAATAGAGCCCGGAGCTGTCCCGGGGCCAGCTTCTAGCTCTTCCTCATGTGGTCCCAGCGCATCTTTGTAGACGCCGAGATCTTTAGCTATATCTGGGCGAGCAATTGTGCCGGGTATTTTATAATCTACGCCGACTGTGTCTTTGATCTGTTCCTCAGTGACCCGGCTTGGATTTATGCTTACAGCATCCGCTACGTTATTAGGGTTCTTTCGAGCCTGTACTCCAATGGGAAAGCGAGACCCGGCAAACAAAACATCAACTACTTGGGCATAAGCAGCGAGTACTTTAGTCTTTGTAATCTTAACAAAAGCTTTAGATTTCTCAGTGTCGGTGAACTGCACATCTGAGCTATAGATCCCACGATAGTTTTGGTAGCCAAGCGTCCAACGCTCTTCATCCATTCTACGGTGATCTTTGGCCTCTCTGTAGGCAGAATCTATAAAAGAAATTAAACCACGGTACTCTTGGTTTTCCATCTCAGGATCACCGTCTTCATCCAAGGATACTACCTGATCTGTATCGACCTGATCATCGCTTGGGTTAGCTGTGGGTTTGTCCATAAGGGCCATATTAATATCCAAATACTGCGTCTGAAGGTCTGTAGACAGGCTCTGGTACTCCTCGGCCCATATCAAAAGGACTTAGAGATCTAGGTCGGCTCATAATGCCGTAGCGAACACTGTCGTAGGTATGGTCTGATCTGTACCTTACATCGATGTCATCACTGCCCTTTGGGCAAGAAGGGATAATCGGCAAGTCTGCAATAATCTGTCTGCACGTATCAAAGAAAACTATACCGGGCATCTCTGTGTCGGGGTCTACCTTGAGCACTTCATGGAAGCGGTTCTTGCCAGCGACCCGAGAGCCAGCGGAGCGGTCACTGGGTCTCCATCTGCAACCTATAGAAATCATCTCTTCAGCTATCGATGGGCCGATCTGTCCGCGATTGTGCCAACAAGAACTATCCAGAATACCGTAGGCTATCTTCTCGCCATACTCGGCTTCCATCACAGCTGCAGCAAGGTCTTTGCCAGTGTGCTTGGACAGGTATAACTCTCGATAAACAATCAGCGTCTCAAAGGATGGGTCTATCGCAAACCAATGAACTGCAGAGAAACTAGAGTAGCCGTAATCGCATGACCTAAATCTGCGCCAATCGTGGGGGATATCAAACGGCTCCACAACGTGAACATTCTGTCGAAACTCTGGGAAAGCAGCTCCATCAGCAACTCCCCAATCGCCCTCAAGAAGTTGTCTGCGCTGGTTCTCTGGGAGAGATAATAGGTTAGCTTCATATTGTCCGCCTTCGACTAAATACGGATTGTCTTGCAAACTTGCCGGGATAAATCGTCTGTAAAAAAGTGGCTGTCCTGCCTTCTCATGCTTGGGCGGGTAAACCAGATCCTTGCCAGTTTCTATGTCAGTCGCAATGAAAGACTTATTTGCTGGAGCAGGATCGATAAACATACGCTTGACCCACCCATGTCCGGGGCCACCCGGGTTGGTTGTGGCGCGGATAAATATGGGTAGATCAGGATCTGTAGTCCGTAATCGAGAGCGCATGTAATTAAATACATATGGACTAGGATGCTGCGTGAGCTCGTCAAAGGCTATATAAGAAAAAGCCTGACCTTGGTATCGTAAAACATCTTCGTCACGTTCTAGGTATGTAAGCCAGAGTCTTGCACCAGATGGAAACACCCATTGAGACTTCTTTTCACCCCATTTTGCACCCTTAAAAATCTTTGGGTATAATTCTTGGCACTTCCAAATAATCTCTCTTAATTCATCAGTAGTACGCCTTAGTATTAGCCCATTAAAGTTACCGTTATTAAAGTAACGCATTGGGTCCGCTATTAAGGCCATAGTTTTCCCGCCTCCGGCACTTCCTCCGTAAAGAACCTCACGTTCCATAGATGCGAGGAACTCTGTTTGTGGACCCGCGTTAGGTTTAAAAACTACCTCCCTCTCAGCGGGAGCCGCCTCGAAATCTAGCGTATCCGAAAGCGGTGGAGGCGCGGGGAGCTCGCTGTGTATCGGCTGTACGATATCCTCTGGGGACTCTTTTTTTTTGTAGTCTACCCAGTTAGCGAGCTTCTTCTCTTGCATGGCCAGAACGCGCTTAGCATCTGCAGCCTTACGTTTAACTTTAGCTTTAGCTTTATCAGGACCAGTTTTAGGAGCATACTTCTTGCGTTGTTTGCGCTGGGACTTTTCGCGAGCATTTTTAGGGTCAGTTCCTCGGCGGTCTTTCCAGATCAGATTAATGCCTTGGTGGCTAATCTTCTGACCAGTTTTCTCTGAAAGATACGCAGCGGTCTCTCGCAGAGAGCCCTTAGCGTCTATAAAATCCAATGCCTCTTTTATGTACGGAACAAAATCAGGATTAGGTACGAGTACGCACGGGTCATCTTCTGAAGGCATGTAGCCAAACGCTATCCTAGCGCTTTTATTTGCTCGCCGTTTTGGCGGAAAGTCAGGATCACTCATCTTGTTTTGGAGGTAAGATAAACAAACCGCCATCAGCTCCTTTAATCTCCAGCGTTTCTTTCTTTACAACGCCAGCTCGATCTAAGATCTCTTTAGATGCGGCCACTAAGTTACGGGCCCCGAGCACGTTAGGATCTTGTAGTAGCCCAACCATGCTAGCGGCTGCTTTAGGGGCGTTTACCGCCATCATCATAGAAGCTGCAGCAATCACATCGTCTTGTATCGGGCGGATAGCTTCTCGGATACCAGTGGCCTCGGAGTACCCGGCCATAGTCATTGCTGTGCGGAGATCCCCATTAGCTTCGCCAGTAAGCTTATCAAGGAATAGCTCCTGTCGCTCTGTGAGCGCCTTTTTCTTCTTTTCCATAGGTTACCTTAAATATATAAATATTAAGCCCACAGCCCCGGTCATAACGATCCAAAACAATCGTTCAGCAAAGGCTATGGTTTGACCGCGCTTGATGCTGGTTTGCTCAAGATGATCCATGCGTTGGTCTAGCTTGTTAAAAGTCTCATCAACACGATCAAGTCGCTTGAAAAGCGATATCATGCGCTCTTCCATGCGAGCCATCTGGACAATTGCTTCGGATAAAGTATCCAACTTGTCCTCCATGCGCTTTAATCGCGCATCAGTCATTTCTTTTTAGCCCGTTTCGCCTTATTCTTTTTAGAATTTGGCCAGCCAGCTTTCATGTCTTTGTAAGCTTTAGGGGACACTGTGCTTTTCTTCTTTGATCTCGATGTCCCAGCTTTTTTACGGGCATTCATATTTTTAACTAGTGACATTACTTGCGCCTCGACTTCTTACCGCTACATTTCCATTTAGCCCTAGATAGTCGTAGCGGACTATTTGGGTTTTTAGCTGCTTTGGGATGTTTCTTCATCTGCCCGTAGGAACGGGCGCAGTAGCTGTCTCCCCGCTTTGTCCCGGGAGCAATGCTGTAACCCTTTGCCCCATATTTTACAGTTTTCTTACGGCCTGTTTTGGGGTCTTTAACTGTCTTGGAATACTTCTTTTTTGTAGGCACGGCTACACCACCACATTAATCACATTACCGATAGAAACCTTCGGAACTAGGCGGGAAAAGCGGTCATATGTAAGGTCGTGCGCTGTCGGCGGTACAACCGCCGGGATAAGGTTCTTATTGTGACCAAGTGCTATAGGGATATTCGCTGGCTGCGTGTCACGAAATGCTGGTGGGCGATACATGGAAGATATGCCTGTTATGTCAGAAGCCATCCGATATACCTTTCATGATATCCTTGATTGAAATCTTAGCTTTAGCATTCGGCGTGTAACGACATTGGAACTGACGAGGACACTCTGTGAAACTGCGTTGTGCATAGTGGTATGCTATTGTTCCGTTAGCCCCTCGATAGATGCAAACCTTGCCATCTCGGCCCTCAGTGCGCTTCCATAAGCTGCAGGTCACATATTCTGGATTAACCAGAGACCCGATAAGGATAAGCGGTAAAACTACGTTCATAGTGCTAGCATCAGGAGGTACACACCTCCCCCAAGAACGCCTATAATTCCAAGAGATAATCCGCCTATAGCAGCGTTGTTAGCAATCTGCCTTTTAGTTTCAATTCGGGCATGTTCTTGCTGTCTTCGCTCCTCACGCATCTTCTTACGCATATCTGAGAGCTCGTCATATGTACCGTGACCCCATTTCATGTCTAACATGAAGCGAATTTGCTTTTCGCGATCCAGCAGCGTTTTCTTATGCATCAGGATCTTAATAGACTCAGCGTCTATATTATCCGTACCTGCAGACATCTTTTCGAGAAACGTAGGCTTTTTTCTTTGGCGCTCAGCTGCATTTACATCTGCACAGGCACCATACCAATCCCCCAAAGTTTTCGAGATGGATTCGACATCCTTGGCAGCGCCGATAACTTTCTTAAAAGTGTTAAACGCCAGACCAGCTGCAGCCATAGCAGAAAGAGGGTCAATCACTATCAGCCCTCCCCAGAGCTATAATTAAAGAGCCACTCCGTAAGTCGGGAGAGGTAGGCAATTCGAATGGCCCCAGCCACCAAACTTAGCTATCATTTGATCTAATTCACCGGGCACCGTTTCACGGCACTCTTTCTCACTCTCAAAAAGGTTTGTATTGCGGACCATTGCTTGGCAGCTTTGTATCGAATGCAAATTCGTACAAATTAGTATCACCCCGATCCACATCTCATGTTCCTACCTTTTGTTGTGATATAAAGCGTAGTAGATTTCGCCACGACTTAGGCCTATGTCCTCAAGATCTTTCTGTGTCATATGCTCTAGTGTTTTTAGATGTTTAATCTGCCAATACGCCGCTCTCCTGCGTTGGTGAGCGGCGATTGCTTCCCAGATAGCTTTTAAGAATTTACGCATAATAACCTCCTTTGCGTTAGGGTTATTATACCATCTCAATAAACGTCTTACTTATGGTAGTATTTAATACCCGTTATGCCTTTTTAGCAGTCTTCTTTTTAGCCATGCCACCATGCGCCATTGTAGGCTTCATCTTCTTAGCCATGCCCCCATAATTCATCTTAGCAGACTTCTTCTTGGCCTTCGGTGGCCGACCAACCTTACTTCCGTAAGTTCCCTTACCTTGTGGCATCTCAAATGCTCCTAAATACAGTTATCTGGTAAACCCTCATCAACGCTCTTGTCCTTGGTATCCTTGGATGCGGAATCAAAGTTATAGAAATCCCGGTAGCCGCTGAAGATGGTAGCTTTCTCTCTAGCTTGCTTTACAGTGATAAGGCCCTCCTCTACGAGGAGTTCCCTTACACGCTCTAAAGTTAGATGTTGTCCCGTGGCTTGCTCGATGGCAGCACGGATGTAGATCAAATTGATCATCTAATATCCATTATATCATATTTAAGGCTGAAGTCAACAGTAAGGGTATTTACAAAGTGAGCTATTCATGATATAGTGGGAAGTACACTCCCGGGCGGTCCTATATAGTATAGCCCTACTTTAAAGCATACGCTTAAGAGTATGCCGCCTTAAGACGGCTTAAATCTTCCCACATAAGCTCTTCGGTAAAGTAGGAGCCCTTGCGCCTAAATGACCCTGCGGGGCATAGGCGCATAAGGGCGTCTCTCTCTAGAATACGAATTAATGAATTATCAAAGCAGATCAGCACAAACTGGTCTGCTTTTTTATTTCTAATACTAAAAACATAGGAATCTGGAAGCACTGGCTGAGCCCGTGCTGATTTAACCTCTACAGAGAAGTACTGTCCGCCCGGTCCCCGGGCCCAGATGTCCGTACCAAAGCGGTCTACAATAGAACACGGCATACCGCATCTTTCTAAGTAGTAGCTCGCCAGTATCTCCCCCGCGCGACCACTAGAGCGGTTTGTTGCGCGGCCAGAGGTCGCGGTATGCTCGGCCAAGTGATCCGGGAAGGCTATCAATCATCCATGTCCACATCGAGCAAGTCATTCACATCAACATTAAACATATCATCCACTAAATTCGCATCCTCAAGACGGTTCGCGCAATCCCTCACACGCTCAGAATGCCGATTGAGCTCATGAGCCACACAATACAGGTTCTGATAGTCCTCAGAGTACTTCCCAAGCTCAATAGTCTCATCAACCATGCTCTCAAAACGGTACTGCTCATGTATCGGATCATCATCACCCAATGGATGGATCAAACAATCAACCACTAAGCCCGTATCTGGATCAAAACTGAGGGAATTGGACACATCAACCTGATTAGCGATCTCAATCTTCCGAGATTCCATAGGTATACTCTTCTTATAACCAAACTACCTTAGCATATACATTAGTATATACCCTAAGTCAATACTTTAGGGCATATATTTACAGCAGTACCGCCGAATATTCGGGCTCGATAAAAATAATCATGACAGAGGAAGATCTGTGGATGAGGTTTACAGGTGAGTTTTTCTAAAATTGGGTAAGAGTTGTATACGCTAACGGCACTAGGGGGGGTGGCACTCGCCCGGGTCAATTTTTTCCCGGGATCTGCAAAAACTGCTCGATTTAGACCCCAAATAGCGTGATTTCTGCATAAAATAGGCCTGTTTTTGTACATTGCCCGGTACTCTGGGCAGTAAACCTAAGCAAAACAAGCTTGTAATCGCTGCTCGATAATAACCTTGTAGTAATAGGGCCCCAGATCCACCGGGAATAAATAAAAATACAGATCCGGGCAGCTGCCGGGATGCATAATGACGGAATCAAAAGCCCGGGAGCTGGGGTCGATCTGGTGCATCTATAACACCACCGGGAGCTCTGGATCTGTTCAGCTGCTTACATCGAGCTAAGCCCGGGAGCTTTGGATCTGTGCAGCTGCTACCCTCAAGCGCTGCTGTTGAGCTTCTCCCGGGCGCTCTGGTCTATCTCATGACCAGCTGGCTAGTATGCTCGAGCTGGCAGGTAATGCCCCGGGATCCACTAACGAGCTCGATCAGAGCGCTTGTTTCCGTGCTTGGATCCA